AGGTTTAACTTGTGCTTGAGCAAATCCAGATAACATTACTTCCTCTTCAAACGCTCTGTCTGATGATTCAGTAGTGTAAATCTCTGCATGTTGATTCTCGTACTGTTTGTATTCCAGGCCGAATAAAGCATTCAAACCTGGCTCTAGTTCTTTGACTAGCTGTCCTCTTGATATCGCCATAGTTATTCTCCTTTATTAGATACCTGCTTCTTGTTTCAAGAAGTGTTCGTTGATTGTAACAACAAAGTTTACGTTTGCAGAACTTAAGTCATTATTATCAGGATCTTTAGAAACACTGATAACCTTTAATTGGCCATCAGAAGTTGCTAGATCTGAATCATCTAACTCAACTTTTGAAACGTAGTTTGGTGAACTTCCAGCAGCGTACGCGATATTAGCTACATTACCAATATCAGTTTGTGCAGAAGCACCTGTGTTGTTTGATTGTACTTCGAACCTTTCATAAGGATCATCTGATACAAAACCGACAATGTCAGTTGCTGTATTAGAAGCCTCTAAATGGTTCGCAAATGTTGGTTTGCTTGTTGAAGCGTGAGTAAAGAAAACCCCATTAAGTGGTCCTAATAAAACATCACCTGCTGCTGCCACACCAATTGTACCAGTAGCTAACATTTCTACTGGATCTCCTTGGTATATAGCTGTTGCAGAAGCTGCAATGCTGTACTCGGATAAACCCTGGTTGTCTTTATTCTGACCAACTTTTCCGATCGGTCTTAGACCGAACGCGCTATCTTTATTAGCCATAGTTGTTGTCCTCCTTAGACATTTATTGATTTATCCTTGGATGGTTAGGAATTGTTAAAAAATTAACTTTTCTTTGAGCCACCGAAGGTTACACGAGACTGCCTATCAATATCGATTGGCATACTCTGATGCTGTTCCTTCATAAGATCGTTGTCAACCGCTTCGACTTTATCACCATGTTGTTTAACATAATATTTTGTCCTTTGGTTTGCGATCTCTTCAGGCACCCTAGTCAGCACTAGGCCCCCAACTCCGATGACACCTGCGTATTTCCCATCTTCTACAACGGGGTAATCCGACTCAGGATATTCGTCTGCTCGTACTAACTCATATCCTGATCTTATTCTTCCAGAGACATTCTTAGTGTCTTGAAAGCCTAAGCTCTCGGCCCTTACCCATCTGTGTTTAAACCCAGTAGGCGCAGGCGGTGCATCTAAAGATGACGGTGGAGACCAAACTTTTTTTTGAGCTGTTTTTTCTCTAGTTTGACTCGCACGAGAGGTTCTTTTATCATTTTTATTTTCCATATGCTTATACCTCCTTCGTGATATTTAATTGTTTTGCATATTCTTCAAGTGGCACACCTAATTTTTTAGCAATTGCTACCTGTGAAGGCGTGAGACGTACAGTTTTGCGACCAGTTTTCGTACTTCTTTTTGCAGATGCAACTGTCTGTACAGGCTTGGCCGTTTCCGTAGGTTCTTTTCTATCAAACTTATGCGGAAATTCAAGTCTTATTCTCTTATCTATTTCCGAATAATATTCGTCACTTGCAGGATCAAATCCTTCATCTTCTGTTAACTTTTTGTGAAGATCAAAGGCAGTATACGTCATGGCTGTATCTTGTCCAAACCATGCATTTTTAGAAGCCCAATCCTCTGCTTTTGGATCAGGTGTTCCTTTTGCTGCTTGTTGCCTTCTATCTAAGTTAATTTCAGGTTTTGATTCCTTTTTCTTGTTGTACTCTTCTTGAGCAATTTTTGCTTGTTCAAGTTGAGCTTTTTTATACCCTAACTCAGATATTGTAGTTAAAGCTTCCGCTTCAGCTGTTAAATCATTATTGTCTCTAGCTGCTGCAAGTTTTGCTTGAGCTGCTTCGACACCTGATTTAATAGATGATTCAGTAGACTCTAAATATCCTGGTTCAAGTTTTGAGAGTTTATCTTCAGCTTTTGTTTTAGCTAAGATCATTTTTTCTGCGTATGTCAAAGCCTCTTCTCTTTGTCTTTCCGCTTCTCTCCACTTGTGAGTTAGTTTAGATATTCTTTTCTGAACAGAGTCAGAATATTTTTCTAATTCTTCTTCTTTCTTATCTTCTTTCGTATCTTCTTTTTTGTCTTCTTCGACTTTTACTTCACGTTCGTTTTCGTACGTTTTGTCTTCAGAAGGTTGTTCAACTTTTTCTTCTGGTTGTTCAACAACTTCCTGTTTCTTTTCTTCTGGCAGTTCAACATCTACCGCTGGACCAGAGGTATCGATGTCTACTGTTTTATTTTCTTCTTGCATAGTTTTACTCCTCTATGATTAGTATTGATGAAATATATCTTCTGGGTTTGCGATTGTAGCGAGTACTTCATCATCGTTGAGTATTCTCACCTCACCACCATCGATTTGTATCCTAGACCCTGCATAACGTGCAAAGACTACCCAGTCTCCGACCTTGCACCATGGACCTTCAGGAAATTTTTCTTTATCATAACAATTTGGACCTTGTGCTAACACAAGACCGCAAGTAGATCCTACTTGTTGTCGTTCTAAAGTTTCTTGACCTAAATATAAACCACCTTTTGTTTTTTCATTTAATTTAAATGGAAGAATTAACATTCTCCATCCAGTTGGTTTAGGTAATTTTTCTGATTCTTTTGTTTTTAAACGTTCGTATCCTTCGACTTCTTTTTTATTTTCTTCTTGATACTTTTCTTGTAATGCTAGTTTAATCTTCGGGGTTTCCGAATTTGATGACGTTGTTTCCTTGCTCATTTTTATCCTCCTTTTTTGGATCTAGCAGGTTTGAGATTTCCTGTAATATATTTATATAGGCGTGTGCCTGTCCCAACATATACTTATATTTTTCCATATTGTCAACACCGCCAGCCATCATATTCTCACCTATTGCATGATAGTTATTTTTTAAATGTTTTTGTATCTTACTTACGATTGTTAGTTCGTCTGATAGCATCTTTGCCTTTCTTAAAAATTGCAGCGACTTTTGATTTACCCATAACTTTGGCTCGCTGTTCTCCAACAGTTAGAATTTGAATTTTTCTAGCAAACGGTTTATTAACTTTTTTAACTTTTGCAACAGTTTTTCTGGCGTCCGTCGGCGTGGCGAATTTAATTCCGACAGTGTCGCGCGGGTTTTCGTCAGTATAAAGTCGTCTACCACTTCCTTTTGGTTTTTTACCTGTTCCCTTTTTTGGATCTGCCATAAGACTTCATTTCTTTTATGTGTTTTTTTATTACTTTAGATTGTTTTTTATGCAACTTAGAAGCTTTATTTAATGCTTTAGCTACCTTATTTAGTTTTTTAACCATTTAACATTTCCATCTTCTACGGGCTTGACGAAGTCTCGAATTAGGATCAGCTGCAGCTTTAGGAAATTTTTTCATTTGTCCTGCGCTTCTTGCACAGTACGACTTACGTCGATTTGCAGCTTTGGATCCTGCCTTAACTTTGCCAGTGACCGCTGTTTTTAATTTAGAACCAGGATTTTCTCTTCTATATCGGGCGACCCCAGCTTTTGTCATCCCTGCTCCAGACTTTGTGGATCTGAAATACTTTTTAGTTTTAGGTGGCTGTCTGTCTTGTTTTCTCATTATGCTTTTTTGTTTTTAGCAAATGTAGCAACGTTAGTGGGTTTGCCCCCTGGATTCCCTGCAGCTCTCTTTCGTTTGACAGCACTCGCCTTTTGCGACTTTGTCATCCGTGTGGCTTTTGCAAGTGGCACGCATTTTGGATATTTTCTCTTTGAGCCTTTTGACCTCCCGCATGGTTGATACTTTCCATTCTTCTTCGGAGCCCCAATGTCTACCCATTTTTCTGCTACCCATTGTCTTAATCCACCTTTCGAAAAGTGTGTACGCATGGTTATTTATTTGGTCTTCTAGCTTTACCAAATCCTTTTATCTGTGCACAGGCTTTTCCACCTGATCCGTACATTGATCTATCGGACATCATTCCGCCGCCCATGGCTTTTTTTCTATTTTTCTTTTTGCCACCTGGTGTAACTTTACCTGAGCATACTGCTGATGCGTACATGTTAGCATATGCAGACGGGTAAACTTTAAATTTTCTTTTAGCTGCTGCTTTACCTCTTGGACATAATTTAGCCATTATGATTTTCTTACCATTTTATCCATAGGTGTCTTAGCCATTTTTCTTTTCATTTTCTTCTTTTTCTTTTTTCCAATGACTCCTCTACCCATTAAAACATCTGCTTTAGTTATTTTACCATCTTTGTTTAAATCTGGAAATGAACCTTTTTTATAATATTGTCTCATTATTTTTTACCTTTTTTCATTTTCTTTTTCTTAGCAAGATATGCTTTTAGGCCAGCGTTCATTTTACCACCTTTTTTAGCTTCTACTCTGTAAGACTTATCAGATGTCATTGTGTTCTGCTGTTGTTTTGCCATCGCTCTTGCTTGTTTTCTAGCATCTTCTCTACTTAAAACTCTTTTTACCATTATTTTTTTCCTCCGTTTTTAAAAATTTGTGTTCCCTTTATACCATAAATCGACGCTACGACAAGTATCCATAGATTTGTGAACCATGACGGCAGCTGTTGGAACTGTTCAAAGAACTCTTTTATCTTTGCAGCAGCCGCAGGATCCTCCGAAAAGACCCCCCAGGCGATTACTAATATCGGGAGCGTAAGAACGACCAATACGAACTCGTCTTTCCAGTCCGATTGTCTAGCTTCTAGTAATTTACCAGAATATTCTAACTCACCATTCGCCATTTTCTCTGCATGCTTGGCTTGTGCGTTAGCCATCATCATTTGTGTCTCTTTTTTCTTCTTATAAATGTGCGAACCAGCGTTTACTGCTAATTTTAGTGCACCTAATATTGGAAATGCCATAAATTAATTTCCTTTTCTAATAATACTAATATCTGGCATCATTTGATCAGAGTTAGGAAGAGTTTTTCCTAAAATTGTCTTCTCAATTGATGTATTAGCTCTTAATTTAGCTAATTCTTCGTTTTGTTCAAGCTTTTCATCTTGATTTTGTTGATTCATCATGGCTCTCATCTTGTCAAGATCCATTCTTTGCTTACCTTCCTTCTCTTTTCTTTGATTTTCCATTGCTCTCAGGTCTAATTCTCTAGATCTTAGCTTAGCAATCGGGTCATTGTCAAATTGTGAGGTAATTTTCTTCTCTTCTTGCATAAATTCTTCCATCATTTCTGCAATTAACACTGCTTTTCTGCCTTCTATCTTCTGTTGTAGCTGTTGTGCTTGCATTTGAAGTTGTGGATTCTGTTGTGCCATCTGCATCATCTGTTGTAGTTGTGGTAATTCATCTCTGAACTCTAATTCTATCTGTTCTTGAGCCATTAAACTAATATGTTCAAAAATATTTTTCTCTAACGCAGCCATTACCATTGGATTATTTCTAGCCATGTTGGTTGCCATAAAATTTAAGTGCGCTGTCATGTGTGCTCTATGATCTTGACCAGGGAAAGCTTGAAATTGTGCACCACTTAAGGCTCTTATATGTTCTAATGCAGGATCCATTGGTGTTGGTTGTTGTGGTTTAACCAAAACTTGATCAATATTTTTTACACCTAAAGCTTCATACATATTTCTGTACGCTGCATACATATTGTGCATTTGTGGATTTGAAGTTGCCAGCTGCAGTTCTGTTTGAGCGAGTGAGATACGCTGTGTTTGAGAGAAAATGTTGGGGTCAGCAACTGGCAGTATATCTACTCTATCATCAAAGTCTGTTTGTTTAATCATTCTTTGACCCCCAACTACATCGTATGGATATTCTTGTGGTAGATATAACTTGAATACTCTAGCTAATAATTGAAATTCATTTTTAAGAGCTGAGTAAATTCTTTTGTGTATAGCAGACATTGTTCTAGATCCTCTTTCAAGAAGAGCAACAGTTGTACCAACAGCTGCCTGTTGATTACCGTCT